ATGGGAAGTATACACCAGTCAGGTTCCCGCTCAGTCTGTCCATCTCGTCTAAGAATGCTTTAGCAATTGCTGTTACTTTGGGGAGAACATCTTCAATCCTAGGGGCAGACGAAGCTTTCTCAATGTCAAGGAATACTGGTGTTCCATCGTTGTCATCTTTGATAAGATTCCACACAGCTTGGGCTTGCATCTTTCCCCAATTAGCATCGGTGATTCCCTTGGCTGCGTTAGAATAATAATCCATGTAATGATATATCACTCTAAGGGCTTTGCTTTTAGCGTCCATCCATGTGGTTTTAAATGACCAATCGGTGTTGATTCCAAAGGTTCCACGCACACACAGAAACTTAATCCCTAAATCCACAGCCTTCTGGATTTCCAGATTCTTAGTTGTGGTCGGGTCGTTGTTGTAGCCCGACACATCTATACCCCTGATTGGATAGTTATTAAATGTCATTCCCATGTTACTCCTTTAACTGTTCCATCTTATAAACTGACCCGCCGTTTTAAAGTTCAAACTTAAAAACGCACCGGCTACGCCATGACTTGCACCATTGTCAAACGCAGTGCAGGTTGGATTGTCTGTGGAGGAAGTTGCGTAGGCATAATAACCAGCCATTCCCGTAAAGTAAGTTAGTCCTGTGGAATTTGTGATAGAGACGCCGGTGGGACCGCCATCATCAGCAGTCACCAGTAAAAGATAAACTGTTGTAGAGGCATATCCGGTCATAACTTCATTAACAGCACCGCTAATATCCCAACCCTTTGTAGTCGCTTCAAGCACACCACCCTGACCATTTTGGAATCCAACCCAATTCGATGCGCCGGCGATAGTTTGATTACCAGTAAGGGGTCTTAACCACCAATAAAAGCCTCCCCCTGTTCCAGTAGCCGCAACGCCGCCAACAGTGGTATTTGTTCTTGATATGAGAACATCACAAGCAGCAGGAACAGTGAGAGTTCCTCCTGCTCCTACACTTGTATAATTCAGAACGAGATTAGGCGTTGTCATCAGTCTATTGTGTATCCTATATCAACCAGAATATCTTTTACATCTGCATGAGGAGCGGCATCAAATTGAAGATAAACATACTTGTTTGCCGGAATAGTGGCATCATCAAACCCACTTGTAGCAGAAAATGTACCATTGGTTGTATCAAGAACATCTATTATAGTTGCGTTAGCAAATACTCCATCATGCATATCATCAGCAAATTTCAAATCCCAAGCGATTTCAGCCGTCGGTGTGGGGTCATTGCAGTCAACTAGAATGTCTGTCACCGTAACCGCTGATGGGGTCTTAGCAATAAACAACTGAGCGCGTTGTACATACATGGATTGTGGATTACTAATAAGTCCACCCCATCTATCTGAGCCATCAGTTCCGTCTATTCCATCAGCTCCGGCAGGACCTGTTGCTCCTGTAGCTCCTGTGGCTCCCGTTGCTCCTGTAGCCCCGGCGGCTCCGGTTGCTCCCGTAGCTCCTGCCGCCCCTGCGGCTCCCTGTAATCCAAACACCAAGAAGTCTGCTCTATCAACTTGAGGGGTAGCAGTTCCGCTACTTCGCAGGAATCTCCCTTTAACAGTATAAGTTCCAGCAGCGAGGGGTGTCGCAGTTCTGTGAATAACAGACACTTTGCCGCCATCTGTGGAGCCGTTCAAGTGAGTAGTAACTACATCGTGGTCGGTTCCATTAATACTAATAGCCAATCCTAGGTCACACTCACCGTCTGAACTAACTTCGCAGTCCATGAACACAGCAATATCTACAGTGGCCTCTATTGTAATATCAGCGGTTACTCCGGTGATGTCCACCAGCGTAGCCGATGTGACCGTTCTTGGTGTGGTCATTTCCACATATTCACTAGGCAAGGTCCCAGCAACGGCAGCGGCTCCAGCGGGTCCAGTTGCGCCCGTCGGTCCGATTGGCCCAACCCCAATAAACATCTCATAAATAGTTAGAGATGCTTCTGGGTCATTCACCCCAATTGATGCTACTTCATCATATACCTTAATAACTGTAGGCATCTTATACCGTTATCTTTCTGATAATCGGAAGAGTTCCCCTAATAGGAACTGACTCTTTGGAGCCATCTGCCGCCGGTCCTGTCATCTTCAAATCCCAATAAAGAACATCCTGAGCGAATGAATCTGAATCAACATCCACGATACGAAAAGTTACAAGTCCCGTAGATGCTGAAATTACAATTACAGAACCCTGTGCGTTAGGAGTTGTAGTTAAATCAATAACAATAGCACCGCCAATATTAGGCTTATCCCTAAAGGTGGCTTGAGCATCCCAATCAGTAAGGTCGTCGGCAACCCCATTGGTTTCAAACGCAAGCGTTCTCTCCCAGTCTGTGCCTTGTACCATCGGTTGAAAATCGTAGTATGCTGTACTCTCCATGTGTTACCCTCCTAATACCTTCTTGTTGATATTACCTTTTTAACTTTAACTATTCTAGGTTTTCCATCGTGGGGCTTTGATGCTGCTTTTGTCGGAACATTCCACAATTTTGGGAAATATAAATCACGCCCAGCATCTAATCTCGTTCCCTTAATAACTGGTAGTTTGTGGTTTTCTGATTGATTGTCTACAGTGCCGGGACCGAGGATTGAATTTTTAGTTATCTTCATTTTTCTGGGTGGGGGTGTCTTGGGTCTCCCCTTAAGTGCATCCTTCTTTTTTTGTTTTCCGTCTAATGTAATTTCTTTTTTCGGTTTCATGGCATCTCCTATAATATTATCCCACCATATGAAGTTCCTGTGGCGGCATCTCCCGGCGGAGTCGCTCCAAATAAATTTATAACAGAGTTCTCAGTTGAATATGCACGTTGTCCTGTGGCAGACCCGGTATAAGTCACAGAGAGAATCTCTGCACTTCCTAGCGTTGTGACATAAAGGTAGCAAGTAAAAGTCGGGGTGTCTGTGAGTGTAACTGTTCCGCTTTCCCCATAAGTACCGTGAATCACTAGAACATGATAAGGGGCATCCCCTGATATTGTATATGCAACTGTGTCAGAGATTAAAATTCCCCTAGCTAGTACAAAACTTTCTGGCCCGGCATTAATATGAGCATAGGTGGCAGCCCCAAAATCTATGTTATTAAATGAGAACCACGCACTTTGAATATAAAGACTTATTCCGGTTGCATTTGCACTGGCTACTAGCTTAACTCCAAGTAGGGAAACTTTTGTTTTTAAGTTTTCCACATACATTAAAACATTCACAGTGCTTGCATCCGTCTGTAAAATTACATTTGACGGGGTGGTTTCATTGCCGACTACTGCTAAATAACCCGTACCATTTATGCCTTTTACTACAAATCCACCGGCTGGGCATGTGTAGGTTCCATCTGCAAGTTGTATTGTTACATCAAATGAGGCTGAGTCTATGTTAGTGCTCACCACATCTAACGCCTTTTGAAGTGTCAGGAAGGCAGCACCGACAGTTAATCCGTCATTACCATCGTCTCCAGTTGTAGCGACGTAGTAGGTACGGTCTGCTGTTAGTATCTCTCTATCTGAAACTAATGCACCATATATTTTCAATCCGTTGGTTTGGTCATAGGTCATGTACTGGTCTGAATCTCCCATAGCCATGCCATAGGTATCAGTTGTATAGGTAAGAAATCCATTCAGGTTTCCAAATCGCCCAATCTCGGTTGCTCCGTCATAGAGAGATAATCCATTAGCGGTTAGATTAACTGCACCATCTCCAGCTTCGAGTTCTCCGGTAATAGCATTGGCTCCCCACTTCAAATCTCCATTGAATACTCCGCCAATGTGGTAGAGTTTGGAGGCGAAGGTACGACCTAATGCTGAGATGAATGTACCAGTACCGTCAGCATCTTGGGGGTCTTCTCCGTCTGATAATGCGAGAAACTCACCCGCTCTCATAACTCCAAGACTGGCGTTAATCTCAGATAAACCTTGTATAATGGTTATCTGCTTAGGATTAAGTTTAGCACTGGCTACAACTACTGCAAGTTCATCTCTTAATTGTTCTACCTTTGCATAAATCTGGTCTAATGTTGCCATATTAGATACTCCTCCGCATGATGTCATAAACATCATTAAGCAAATCGTAAACATCATTAAGCCTTTTCTCATCACCAATCTCTCCTTCGTCCACACTTATATCCTGCTGCAAGGCTCCAACTGCTGTGGCTTGTCCTGCGACATTTAGTGTGTTGCCAGTTCCTCCGCCAACTCCACCTAGGTTAAAGAGGTTTCGAAGCCAAGCTTCATACCTATATTCATTATAAATGATTTCGTCTTCAATTTCAAATACACGATATCCCATGTCTGCGAGGAGGTCTTGTTGCTCAGAGTCTTTCTTGATGCGAATAAAGATATTGTGAGTAGGGCCTTGTACCTGTATAACTATCTTCATGATAGGAAATAAGAAATCTGCGACCAGCCCGCCGAGTTCGATGCGCCCGCCGGCTTGGCTGGATTGGAAGGTGAAATCTACATTTGGATTTAGTTTAATTAAATCCACCAGTGACTTATATACTATACGTTCTGGTAGTGTTCCCTTAAGCTGTGACTTAGGAACTGCCCTCATTTCCAGAGGGTCTTCACCTAGCTTCTCTCTCTTTATTCCACGTCTGTGTTCGGTAAACCACCAAGGGTTTGTACGAACATATTCCTTCTTTACCAAGTCCTTTGTGTGTATATCAATCGGACGAGTAGGGCTTTGTGGAATGAAGATTCTCTGTCGAACTACAGGGACAATCTTTGTATTCTTATCCGGGGTTCGGCGTATATCCTGCTTGCTCCATGCCATTACTTCGCCTCAACTATATTCACATTCAGTACAGATTCGATTGAGGGAACTCCACCCTCTTCCAAGTCTACGTTACGTTCCTGCACACTACGGGAGAATGCTGAGACATAGGCTTGATATACTCCCCCGTCAATGTCCACATACTCAATAGGGGCTTTGCTGTTACGTGCTTCTCTCATATCCTTAAGAATCTGATAGGCGGTACGAGCGTCCTCCATCTCACCATAGATGAAATGGTCGGCAAGTATAACATTGAAGTTCCATCCAAGTGCCATATCAGGACGCATGAGGAATCGTAGGGTTGTGCTTTCCAGTACTGGGGTTTGAGTTGCTGTTCCAGTAACAAAGTCAATACGTAATTGTATACGCTTAAACTCTCGTGTAAGTAATCCTCCGGGTAACTTTAATTCAGTAATCCCATCAATGAAAACTCTACCCCACTCTATAAACTCTCCATCATCCAATGAATAGTTTACTGTTAGATATCTGGTTGTGGATAAGTTATATGCTTCAACAAGTAGGGAGGGGGTTGACTTTGTAACTCGTGCAAATCCCATGTCCATCTTAGACGAATAGAGGCTATGGGTTCCAGTAGTTGGGAAATTAGAGTATGGGTACTTTGACCGTTCTTGGAAAGGAATATAGTAAGTGGTTTCTGCTGTATCACTAGTTACGTGAAGCCACATATAGTTATTTATAGTATCATAGAACAGCATGGAGATAGTACCTGTTCCATCAGTTATAACATCCTGTAGCTTGTGCCATCCTACACCGTCATAACTTAGGATTGATTCTGTATATGTTGATTCGTTTGTACGCGCTGTACAGTATAAGAAATCTCCTACTGCTACAAGGTTAGAGAAACTACCATATGAAACATAAGGCCACTCATCTGTGATTCTGGGAGGAGACATGCGAGTAAGTCGGGCTAAGTTCCACTGATATACAACATCTCTAATTGTAAATATAAGATTTCCATTATATTCTACAAGAGAGGAGAAGTTTCTATCTGAGGCTTCGCTACTAAAATCGAGAACACGCTTGGCTATCTTGTCCTCTCCGAGCAGCCACAATCCATCTGGTTTTGCAATATACAATCCACCAAGGAAGTTAATAGCGCCAAGTGTTGGATATGAACTTCCTCCAACAAGAATGTGAGTAGTGTCTGCTGTACTTCCTTCCAAATCTGCTAGAGTGGTGGAAGAGGAGTAGTGGACACGATTAGTATTTCTAACTCCGAGATAAATAAATCCATTGTATACAACTGCCCAATTAAAGTCTTCGGCTGTTTCATCTGTTCCTGTATCTGCCCAGCTTGTGGGAAGTGTATATTTAATTGTAAAGTAGGGGCGTTGGTCATAGTTTGGACCAGATGCAGAATAGAACTCCACCTGATTATCAGCCACTACGGTTGTATTCCAGAATAGAATACCGTTGTTAGAGGCTACGAGAGAAGTAAACTCCGTCGGGTCTAGGGTCATAGTGAAGAACTGCTTAGCAGTAGAGGTCATCTCTAAACCAGCATTAAGTGGAGTGGCAGCATAATCCGTACCGGAGGTTGAGCCTCCGGCTGAACCCGGCCAGTTGCTTACTCCGTCATACTTATTCCATGTCATTGATTCGGAAGCAGCGATTAGACACCGACTTGCTTTAATTGTAGGATTAGCAGTTGCATGTTTTGACGAGCAATAGAAGCTTACCTTTACTTCTGTAATAGTTGCCCCAGAAGGGAGGTCAGTAAGGTCCGGTTTAACCCAGAACGCATTCTTCTTTGAAGCTACATATCCAACCTTGAGAATGTTTGCAGTACCATAACTAGTAGTTGCAGCATTCTCATTTATATATGCATCTTGTCCTGTAGTCTCATTTGGTTGAGATATAATCTGACCTGCGTAAGTCGTGGTCATGATTCTATCCATATAAGGCACAGCAAACATATCAGTACCAAGAGAGAACATCAATTGAGTGTTCGCAGTAGGTTGAGTTGTACTGGTCATAGTGATGTCATCAAAATAGGCTATGTATCCACTAGTGGCTCCGGGTTTGAAGATAACCCCAGTTGAAACACTAGTCGCTGTGAAAGTAACCGTTACTTGAGTATAGGTATCTCCAGTAACCCCGGTAGTTGCAGTAGCAACAATATCAGCCGCGTTGGTTACATCATAAATCTGATGCCTTCCAGCATGTGCGGAAGCACCGCGAGTCCAGTACTTTAATGTATAGATAGTACCAACTACGGATACGAAGTTCTGTTGAATCTTAGTGTCATCAGATGCTCCGCAGGTTAGTTTTGCTGCATTGGTGTCCCCATGAACAGAGCCTGTTTCTATTGCTATTGCACCAGAACCGGCGGTCTCAGTCCATGAACCAAATACATCGGCTCCTCCACCTCCAGCTGTTTCAAATCCAACATTTCCAAGAAGTGTGGTACAGGTAGTTACTGGGTTTGGAGTTTCAGTAGACCACGCCCCGCCTACGTACTTGCGTATGCCGTTCTGACCCCAGAAGTATGGAACATTCTTATGGGTCATTCCGCCAATCTTAGGGAAGTCTCCAGTATCAGATGAGGTCTTAGCTGTAGACATAATAACCACACCGTCATGCCGAGTATCAATATTCCCTACTGTCTTCATGTATCCAGCGGGGTCGGTATAGTCTATAAATCCAAACCCATGTCGCCAGTCTGATTGGAGGAGAGGTTGGTATAACATAAGTTCCGAGTGTATAATACTACCGCCCGGAGTAGATGCTTTGGGGGAGAAGTCAATGATATCCCTGTCTCGATAACTCTCAACATCAATGCGATACCACTTCCCGTTAATCTTTACGTCGCCTTGTTGTATACTCATATTATCCTAATGGGTCAAAGGTTGAACTACTTAATAGCGAACTAGGCTCCTGCCATACAGTAATGCCCGGATGCTGGAAAGCACGAGAAGCACGATACTGTTCGGCTAGTTGTCTACGGTACTCTTCCAGATTAGCAAACCTGTTACGGTCTGCTCTATTATCATTCACCTTCTGTCCAAATAAGTAACTTAGTGCTTTATGTATGATGAACTCTTTTGGTACAATAGTGGTACTTCCTTCAATTGTAAGAGCCGCAGGACGACAAGAGTATTCTAGTCGAATACGCAACCCCTCACTAGCTGGGAAGTTCTTACCGAAATACAAGACACTAGGATATTCTTTAGCATCAAAACCGGCTGTAACCACTCGTTCCCATTGTGTAGTTTGTGAGTTAGGATTCCATACTTTGTACTTTGAAGTAGAGTCTGGAGCTGTAGTAAACACGACAGAAGGAGTTATCGTTGCACCAGTAGCAGATTGAACAGTTCGAAGTTGTCCTGCGCCAGTTCCACCATAAATAGAAACTAACCACCCGGCAACTACAGAACCAAAACTTGCTCCGGTGTCGGTCAACAATCCAACTGCACCGGACGTAGCGGTTCCTTGTATCACAGTTTCGTTATGTTCTACCTTAATCTGAGCAACTTGCCAAGGTAGAGAAGTTAGCCCAGTAAGTGAATACTTCAATGTGTTTTCACATAGTACTATAGTTTCATCTGTAACATAGTCAAAGAAGGCGGGAAAAGCATCATCTATTGCCCGATTAATTGCACCGTGAATTTCAGCCGCATTAAAGACTGAGTGTATCTCATATGCTTGACCTGCAACCTCTATTGTAATGGGGTATTCTAATACAATCTGATTAGTGTCCCCACGAGTATCTATAATCTTACGGGAGGAGTCGCTGGTGACACTATAGAACCAGTGTCCATTCCACAAGTCGGTCTCAAAGAATAGAGCTGTATCGGTGATAAGAGTAGTAGTAGGAGAAGCTCCAACTAAACTTTGCCCGCCGGTGCGTCGAATAAAGGGCATATGTAATTCAGAACACAAAGCCCGTCTAAGTATTGTTCTAGTATTAGTAGGTTCTGCCATATGTTACTCCTCTAGTATTGCCTTGTAATGTTTCATATCCCTCGTTGAAATGACTATTTTATGCTTTCTCAATAATGAACGCCCCAAACACGGGAAATATTGATACTGCTGCCGCTCCACCAATAGGGGCACATATTGTTCTGTTTACTGCCTGCATATTCACCGTGATTTTTTTATCTGCATCCAATGTCAGCACTTGAACATCATCGTCATAATCCTGTACGTTGTGGCAGTTTACAGAATCCCCAATACCTATTCCAGATATACTGGTTAAGTCCACCACAACCGTATCCGCCCCCGCCTCGTTGTAAATTGCGACATGAGCAATCGTTGTCGAGCGAGCGATAACCTTGACCACGTTTCCAACTGTCCCATAGGTGTTGCCACTTTCAGTCATCCCCGCGCCCCATAAACGCTTTTCAATGTTATTTGAAAAGTAATTATTAAGAACAGAAGAATTGTCCATCCCATAGGCACTGTATTTATACCCAATTTGTGTTGGCATGCTTCCGTGTGTGTAGTTATTTTGAATCGTATTGTATTGCGATAACTGCCCACTAGACCCAATCATCATGGGCGCATGAGGGTCTTCCGTCCATGAACCTGCATTAAAGGATATGTTGTGTTCGAGGGTGTAATAATCTACATAGGCATGTTCGTCCCATATTTGCGTACCATAACAACCCACGTCATGAATAATGTTGTAACCATAATTCTTTGGGATTGAAGAAAGAACTACTCCGTTTTGAGAATATATACCGTGTCCGTGTCCCCTGTCTGTTCCCAACCATCCAACATTATAGATATGGCAGCCAATAATATTGCCACCGCTGCCTTGATGATTGAATCCGCTTAAGTCGTGTGCTCTGCAATTCGTGAAGTTGATAAAATCACCAGTAACTGTAATACCATTTTCAACCGGAAGGTCTGTTGGCACAGGCCCAGCCTGTTCACTTGTTCTGGTTGTCCATCCAGAATATAAAAATTCAATGCCCTTGAACTCAAGATATTTTGTAAAATAGTAGCCACCAATTATGCCACCGTCAATCTTTACAGCTCCGTCTCCATAAGGTTCAAACACAATAGGTAATGCGGCAGTGCCCATAAGGTGAATATCAAATATTCCAGAATATGTACCCGCCTTTAGTTTCAGCACATCTCCGGGTAGTATGCGACCACTAATAATTGCGTTGGTCAACGTTACTGGATTGTCAACTGTCAATCCTGCCATCTATACTCCGCTCACATAAATACTTGTTGGTTCAGGGTGGGGCGTTACTCCTAACTCTGTAGGAATTTCACCCCCAATTAAAAAGGATATTGCATGCCTCCGCCGGAGTTGTACAGTGTCGTTTTTTCATCGGTGGACAGTAATCGTTTCCAGAATCCAACTTCATCAACAGCAGCTTCTGGGGAGGATGTAGTATTTCCAGTAGCACCTCCGATAGCGAATGCGCCTGTTCCTGTTGCAGACGGATATGCACCACCAGTAGCTTTCGTTTGTGCTACCCCGTTATTCAACTGAACTCCCATCAAATCATTTACAGAATCGTGATATATGATTAATAGATTCCATTGATTTATTGATGGTTGAAATAGTGGCTCAAGTGTTACTCCGCCACAATTAAACGCTGGACGATTAACTCCTTGTGCAAGGCTGTACTCCGTTGTATATGGGCTAAATGCCATCTTTTTTTGCAGTAACGTTTTTCCATCAACATTTGATGCTGGATAAACCCATAATGCAAACGTAAAATCTATATCTCCAATAACTAAATCAGACGTACTTGCTATTTGTAATTTTGTTCCATCGGCAGTAACAAATTGGGCTGCATTTCCAACAATGCCAGCCACAGCCGCGGTTGTTCCGTTGTCTGTCAGATGATTCGACCCTACGCTGTCATTCCTTGTAACCGCACCGCTGCCATCGCTCTCTTCGTCCAGTTTCCAATAGGCAACAAGTCCGGTAAGTAGCGAAGAATTTGCCTTCTTCCCCGCAATCACAGGTATAAATAGCCGCTTAATGTCCATACGCCCTCACATAAAATTCTAAATTCATGCTAACTTCCAAGAAACAATGCAACCTTACCGCCCTTAGAGGCTCCGGCATTAGACACATTGAGTGTGAGTTGTGAATAAACCGCCATCCCCATACCATCAGAGTGGTGTTTATACACATCTGCACCTGTGCTGGAGAGGTTTGCGCCATTACCACCGAGGATATCATAACCCTCTTCGTTAGTAATGGTTACATCATAGGCGGTTGTAGGCTTAGTTCCCGTGTCTGTGTTGTGGTCGAATATAACCTGAATAGGAATACCGTTATAGAATTGTGTGGTTTGAATTGTTGCCGCTCCTCCGATATCACTTGTCCAAGTCCAGACAATGGATTGTCCACCTTTATATAGTATATTATCGTTCTTTTCAACAGCTGGCATAATTACCTCCTAGTCGGGCATTGGCATAATATCGGTAGAGAACTTGTACTTCTCATTAATCTTTTCCCACTCTGCTTTCATGACGTGGGCTTCTGTCTTTCCATCTTTAATAAGGTTCTTGCGTTCCTGTAATGCTGCTTTCTGTTTATTCTTCCTGCGCCACTCATCAGCAACAATATGAGGAACAATAACAGCTTCACCGGGGGCTAATGACCATTTCTTATTCTTTATGGCAATTATTTCTGGTACAATAATAGGAATAATCTGGTCTCCCTCGCGGTGCATTTCCATCACACCCGGAGACATAATAATTTCAGTAGGCTCATCAAGCAATCTCTTCTCAAAAGCCAACTGAGCCACAACCGACTGTGCGGTTGCTTGTTCCTGTGCTTCCTTGGCTGCTTGCGCCCAGTCAGCGGCATAGCGGTCCTTTTGTATAGGATTAGAAGTACGAAGAGACTCAGCTCGTCTATCCACATCTTCCAAGAACTTCTTCTTGTCTGTTTCCCACGCACGTTGCGCCCGTTCCAGCCTATCAAAGCGTTTCATAATAACATCTTGTTGGTGGGCGGTGGCCTTCATTCCAGTAAGTAATTCAGCCAGTGCTAATGCGATTGAACCTGCTTCCATATCAGTACCATGTACAAACTTATCGGATAACAGGTCTTTTACAACTGGGTCTTCTCCCACTCCATCCATTCGTACCTGTGAGTTTAGCATTTCTAACTCACGAGTTGAATCATACTTCTTCTTACCCATGTACAGTCTCCTTAAGATTTAATTCTTTGGCTTTCAATGCATCATACATCTGCATTAACTCTACATTCATTTGCTGTCTTCCCATAGCATTGTTAATCTGAGCTTGCTGCATTTCAACCGCTTGTTGGGCAGTTGTGAGTAGTTCTTTAAGTTCAGGGTGTTCGGGTAGAAGCTCTTGTAGTGTATTCATTCTACCAACACGTTGATGAAATTCATGCGTCTGAGTTGCTACATCGGCATCAAGACTGAAAGACATATATTCCATCTCTTGTCGAAAACTTAGCTCTAGTTCTTCATATCCATAAATCTTCCCTTTACAAAGAGAGGAACCTATAGGAATGAATACATCCGTTCCTCGTCCCTCTGCCAAGCCGATTAAGTACTCAGTGTTTGGACGTTGGTCTGCATATTCAGTGAAGGTTTTCATATCAAACCCATAGAGTTCGATACGCTCAAATCCCTCAAGCATAGCAAGCCCAAACATAAATCCGAATGAACTCGTGATGTATTTCTTTCCTATATTCTTACACACCTCATCCAGAGGGAACTTCACACTGGCGGGCATGTTCCTGTGTTTCTTTTGCATGTATAGAGGAAAGTCGTGCTTCTCTTTTAACCACGATATATGCTCTGCATCTCTGGGAGTATTATCTTGGTTTGCCAGATAATCTAGTGGATGAAGTTCAAACCACCTATCCCATCTGGTCATGAAGTCTGCTACCTTATAGGCATCGTTAATGCCCCATATTTCAGTATCCGTATCTTCGTAAGGAACTAAGTGTCGTGTAGATTTGGAGAATCCTACTATGGCTACGGTGTTCTTTCCGGTTCGGGCACTAATTATACCCTTATTAAGAGACTTGTACAAAACGAACTCCTATATAAATAGAGTAAGAGCTGGGCTTTTGAGGTCCCAGCCCTTTGTTTAATCCTTAGCTTGCCACATTGAAGTATTCAATGTTAGGCGCATATATAATATACGTATGGGCGTGTCCTGTGGCGGTTGCCTTTGAGCTGGTTGTGTTTATAGCATTGATGGTGTGTGCATCTGTGTAGAAGTGTCCACCACCTCCAACTGTTAGAGTAATGTGCCGTAAGGAACTACGAGTCCCAGCCGCATAGATACTTGCGCCGGATGACGTGAAGAAGCGGTCTACATCATCGGTATCTCCGATAGTGAAGGCCTGTCTACACGACGTTGCCCACTTGTTCTGAACATCCAGTATAATCTCTTTTACAAAAGTATTAGCCGGGACGGTGAACAAAGCGGTAGTAACGGTTGTACCAGCCGTAGACGCTGCACCTGCGGCAGATTGAAGGTCTGCTCCACGCGCAATCCTAAAACCATTGCGGGCGAATTCAGACATTCCCTGACCGGGAGCGAAAATAGGCTTGGTGTCTAATCCTTTAGCTGCCATGAGTTATCTCCTTAATCTGCGGAGTTGCAAGCATAGACCAAGAACAACTCTGCCTTTCCTGCGGCGGGGGCTGCGGCTGCGACGGTTGCATTAATGTTTAGTGCTGACTGAATCGCATATCCACCGATAAAAGCTGTGGAGTTAAAATAGTCAGTAACCCCGTTAGAGGTCAGGATACCAGTTGCAACAGCTGTCTGAGGAGCTACCTTTGCCGAAGCAAAGAGACCATCAGCTTGCAGGGTGTCACCGATAGTAATAGTGACTGAGGTAGAGAAAGCGGTAATTACACGATGCATAGCATTGAGAATTACAGCTCCGGCAGGAAGAGTAAAGAGTTTCTTCACACCGGTTGTAGTGAATACAACGCCTTTGCTTGTTGAAGCGCCAGCACCATATTCAATACGAGCACACCGAACAACTTGCTGACTTTCATCAGACAGGCCTTGGTGTCCATTACGTAAAGTCTTAAAAGCCATTTTGAACCTCCTTGAAACATTTTGGATGTGGTAAGTAAGGGGAGACTGGGTCTCCCCTATACACTAATCCTTTCAAAATCAAGCAACATCACTAAATATGTTGGTGTGGTACACAACGCGAATCCAGTCAGCGTTCAGCAAACCGAGACCGAGATTCATCTTCCAGCCGAGAGTTCCACGCTGATTCAAGGGGTCTTCCGTACCACTAGAGCCAACGGGTTTCCCGATAATCTGAACGGGATTGACTTTCTTGTTGGTTCCAGAAGCAGAAGCGGGTCCATCTCCACCTTCGCCGGACATATTGGGCATAGAACCGGCAAAGCCGACTGCACCAATAGATTCTGGTCCGATGAAAATCATAGCGTATGTATCAGTTGCACCAGCTCCACCGTCTGCGAGTTCGTAGGCGTTTGAAGTGATGAAGAACTCATAGTTGAGCAGTTTGCCCACATAACCAGTACGCAGTGGGTCAGACTCTTTTGTGAAGAGGTTAACCCACACCGGGTCGAGCATGAGTGTGGCGTAGGAATGAGGGTGGATAATGACCGGAGTAGGTCCAGCCATGCTGGGCGGATTCGACACTTCAAATGAAGCCATCTGAATTAGGAAGTCACGATAACTGATATTATCAGTAGGTGCATCCAGAACTGCCTCAGAAGCAGCATCATTCGAGTAGTCAGAAGTACCATTCGCAATCATGAAATCACGAACAATAGTATCTGCGGAAAGTCCAGCCTGTTCGCCGAGAATACCAGAGACCTCAGAGATATAGGGGTCAAAGATTTCAAGGTCCATCAAGTCGGTGTAGCCAATCCACGCGCCATAAAACGCCACTTTGTTACTACTCTTGACAATTCATCTTGTATGTGTTATAATCACTATTATCCCACTAATAAAGGAGTAAAGCATGATTAAGTATGTTCCATCAAATGAAGAACTGGTTCACGATTATCTAGTCAGTCATTTAACGGTGTCACAAATACAAAGGAAGTATGGTTATTCTAGTCACTCTACTGTGAGTCGGAGACTTACTTCGGCTGGAGTAGCCTCTGCTCGTCATCCGTTTATGAACCTTCCACTAACTGAACGACAACATCAAATTATATGGGGTTCATTACTCGGAGATGCTAGTCTTAAGGGAGATAGGTTTCCTTATGTTTCAATTGGCCACACCTCACCTCAAGAATTTTACTCAAACTGGTTGTATCAAGAACTTCTTCCATTTTCAAGACCTCTTAATTACTATAAACCCAAAGATAAAGAAAATGAAGTGATTAGCCTTGTGACCTACTCTCTTCCACAATTTGAGATTTATAGAACTCAATTCTATCAACCTAAAAAGGTGGTTCCTTCTGACCTTTCGAGTCTTACTCCATTGTCCCTGTCTGTTTGGTTTATGGATGATGGGGGAATTGACCATCAATGGAGAAGAGTAAGTTTTGCTACTTGTTCTTTTAATGAAACTGACCAGTTGAGATTGCTTGACTATTTATTTACTACTTATAATCTTAAAGGTTCTATCTGTTGGATTGGCGGTCATAAATATCAAATCATTGTTCTATCCGCTAAGTCCTTTTTAGATTTTGTAGATATAGTCAAACCTCATCTACTTCCTGAGTTTTATTACAAGATTAATTGTTAAAGAGCGGGGAAACTTCTTCGAGTTTCCCTCTTACGATTCATTTCTCGTAAGTTCAGACTGTTGCATCACCATTTGGTGTCTCTTCGCTCAGTCGTTGTAGCCGGTATCTCTTTCGAGAGGAACCTTGCTAGGCGTTGGCATCTCAGCGTTCGCCGTATATCAGAAGAGATTTTAATCAGACCCCACGTTAGAAAGGACTGATTGTTACAGGGGTTAGGCTGGGTGCAGCCTGTTCAGCCGGAGTAACACCGGAAGCGAGAGTTGCAGACACGGCAGCGAGTCCCCCGTATTTACGTAATTCATATGACCCTACTTTATTCAAGCGAGCCATAGTCAGCCAACGACCGTGAATCAGGCGGGGTAGTGCTCGCGTCATCAACCTACGTTCATATTGAACTTTGATTGCATCCGCGAAATTGGTTAAATTAAGATTCATTGTAAACCTCCATTAGAGAATTAGTCTTATGGAAGTACGCTTGGTGACAAAACTC